AAGGTAAGTTTATAATTAACATGCACGGTAAGAAGGTCTATATAGATCGCAAAACTTTAAACAATAATGTCCCTTATCTAAAGAAGAAGGCTAAGGCTAAGAAGGCTGTTAAGAAATAATTTAAAAATTTTTAATTTATACAGTTATTTTTATTAACTTCTAATATAATATTAAGAGGATATGAATAATATAAGTTCTGTAAAGATTGAAAAGATTATAAAAGAGATTGAGGACAAAAAGTTAAAGAATGTCTATAATGAATATAATGATGTTATTAATCTAATCTCTAAATTTATAATTCAAAAAAAGCTTATATTATATGGTGGGTTTGTTATTAATATTATTTTACCAAAAAAGCTAAGGTTTTACAAAGACTATACGATTAATGACTTTGATTGCTTATCTAAAGACCCTCTTAAAGATTCCATAGAGCTTGCTAAAATTATTAAAAGCAAAGGGTATTCGTATATAAAAATTAAGAAAGCGAAGCATCAAGGAACTTATCGCGTTTATGTGTATGGTAAGCAAATTTTTGATATTAGTATTGTAAAATCTAACATTTATGAAAATCTATTAAAATACAGTAAAAAGGAGATGAAAAATTTAAAATATTACAAAGATAAATACAACATCATACCTCTTCCAATAATAAAGAAGAATCTCTATTACGAATTATCGCGCCCTGAACAATCGGGATATAGATGGGAAAAGATATATGAGCGACTGCATATATTAAATAATATATATCCCACGCAAAAATTCGCGATTGATTATAAGTGTGTTAAAATACCTTATATATATAAGGGATTGACTAAGAATATTTTAGATTATATAAAGAGATCAGCGAATCCTATTATAGATAGTTTTGCATTAAAAATATATACAAGATCTAATGTTAATTGCTGTGGAAGAATTAATGATTATTCTAAATATATCACTATATTATCAACAGATTACGAGAAAACGAAGAATGAAATCGCAAAGATTATTAAGGATTGCAACTTACTAAACCATAGCATTGACATTGATAATTTTGTAGATAAAGAAGATATATTATATACATATTATGATATTAATATAATAAATAATGACAACAATACGATATTCAATTTAATAAATATTATAAATGTGAAAAACGAGTGTTTCTCTATAAATAATATAAATAATTATACACTGGGAAGTTTAGATACCATATTATACTTCTTATATACTACATATATATATAATACTATATATACAATTAATACTGTTTTGTCTAATGAAAAACTATACTACATCAATGAATATGAAAACTATATCAAAGATAATCTTCATAATAATATATTGAAGCGATTAAAAAGCAATTGCTATGGTAAAATTAATTACGAAGACGAGATAAGAGAAATATGGAAAAAGAAGCTAACTTTGAAATATATAACTTGAAGAATCTTGTATTAATTATTTTTTTTATCTAAACTATTATTACATTTAGTATCATCATTATCTTCTATAACAATATCCTGCGTATATACAACAGGTTCTTTAGTGTCTTCTATAACAATATCCTGGGTATCCTGGGTATCAAGAGTATTTTCTATAATTATATCCTCTGTATATACAACGGGGTTCTTAGTATCAGCGACTGCATCTGGAGGGTTATATGTAGGTTCTTCAGTATCTGTATCCTGAGCGTCAGCGCCGGTGTCAGTAGCGACATCTTTAATAATTTCATTTTTATTTTCATAGTCTATAAATACAAATCCATCATCATCCACGACTATCTTATCCTTGTCGTTTAGTGAATATAGAAGTTGCATCATTCTATGCTGGTTAATAGTTTTCAAACTAATACTGCTATTATTAATTATATTTTTAAAAGATGTTATAGACAGCGATAGTATTACATCATCGTAATAGGGCACGAGCGTATTAAAATATAAATAAAAATTAACAAGCGAATTATAATAGAATGCTCTAAAATTATTGTATATGTTTAATTTCATTATTATGTTAATAGTATATATTTACATTATCAATATGTATATCTTTTATATATATTATACACGATTTTTAATAAAATAAACGCAGATAGATAAATTAAAATTAGTTAAAACGGATGTATCAAAGAGTTTAAATGTTTTATCTCTAATCTCTATATTTAGTCTTCGTAGATTTGGCTCTGGAGGATTTAGTATATAAACTGAAGGATCAGACCAATCAAAAGAAGATTGGCTATATGATATATCAGAGTTATTAGTACCAGAATAAGGAATTAAATCAAAATAATTTATATTATTAAAATATCCATTTGTTTTTAAATAAGAGGCAGACCTATTATAATCATTAATTACAATATGTATAGGATCATATTGTAAATATGATAAAGGAGATTGTTCCATAGTAGTTTCTACGGCTATTACAGATGCTCTAATAATTTTAACATAAATTACATTTCGCAGTGGTTCTGTGAGATCAACATAATAACTGGTTTTATTTGCATCAGTTGTTAAACAATTTTGACTATTTAAATTAATAACGACCTTATCATATTTAAAAGTATTATTTAAATCAGCTTCATTCATATTATATATATTATATATATCTTATATTTACTATATATATTTATTATTTTGTAATCATAACACAACACAACCTAAAACCCAAAAAAATATATAAAGATTTTATGCAATATATAACTATAGAAATATATATCAATAATGGTGAATACAGATGAGATTGCGGCAGGTTTTGACATTGGGACTACGACGAGTTGCGCAGCCGTATGGTTGAACGACAGAGTTGAAATTATCCCTGACGGCCAAACAGGTTCGCGTATTATCCCCTCTTATGTTTCCTTCTCTGACGAGGAGAAGCTTGTTGGAGATGCGGCGAAAAATCAATCTACTATGAACCCTAAAAATACTGTTTATGATGCTAAGCGGCTTATTGGTAGAAAGTTCAGTGATGCTGTCGTTCAGGAAGACATCAAGCTATGGTCTTTTAATGTTTCTGGAGATGCTAACAACAAACCTTTGGTTAATGTTAGATACAAGAACGAGGATAAGCAATATCACCCCGAGGAGATTTCAGCTATGGTTATTCAAAGGCTTAAGGAGACAACCGAGTCATTCCTTGGTCATCCTCTTAAAAAGGTTGTTATTACTGTTCCGGCATATTTCAATGATTCACAGAGGCAAGCGACAAAGGATGCTGGTGCTATTGCGGGTCTTGAAGTATTGCGAATTATCAATGAGCCTACTGCAGCGGCGATTGCATATGGCCTTGATAAAACTGGTGATAAGCAGGAGAGGAATATTTTAGTTTTTGATTGCGGTGGTAAAGTTCTGCTACCTACGGAGTATGCCCGTACATCTATTGCGTGTTGTTAAACAGCTGTGTGCTGTTAAACACCAAATGATGGAAGCTGGTTAATTGCTGGAAACTCCTAAAGCCACTATCTACCACAGCGGAATGCGTGAGCATAAATGCGAAGGTTTGAAAAAGATATTGATGATAATATTCTTATATTTTAATATATTTTAATATATTTTAATATATTTTAATATATTTTAATATATTTTAATATATTTTAATATATTTTAATATATTTTAATATATTTTAATATATTTTAATATAGGATTAATGAAATGGACAATCAGCAGCCAACATTGTTAGTGATAACAATACGGTTCAACGACTAGATAAAGTAAGGTAATTATTATAGTAATGACCAGAAATATCCACGAATGCCAGCGTTTAGATTTGAAAAAAATTGATAATTAGTATAAACACATATCATTATATATAGATAATAACAAAATATAATGGAAGAAAGGTTAAAAATATTAAATAACATAATTGAAATAACAAAAGATAATATCCCAATAGAAATAAAAAGCATTAAATTAGAATTTTCATCTAATAAATATTCATCAAAGAAAAATAGCATTTACCACATAACACTAAATGATAAGCACCTATCAAAAAGAGATACATTTAATATTAAATATAAGTGTATTACTTGCGAAGCGAATCATATAGTGGGGACAACACAGTTTTTAAGAAAAGTAAATAAGTGTTCTTATAGATGCGGTAGCTGCGGTAGCAGTAGTTTATGTGAAAGTGTTCAACAAACACCGATACCTCCTTTATCATTAAAAGAACAAAAAGAAGAGAGTGATAAACTATTTGATGAATATGATGATGATTTTAAAAATACCTACTTTTCATATCATTTAACAAATGAGGATTATAAGAGAATTTCTAAAAATATAATAGGTCTCCAAAATGGAAAATACAAAATAGATAATTTAGAATACTGGCCAGTTTTTAAAACGAATAACCAGATGCTATTTTCAAGTGTATTTTATGACAATACAAATAATTTAATAATTAAAGCAAACCAGCCTATATTGCAATGTGATAATTGTAATAATAATTGGAGAGCGAAAACATTAGAAAAATATAAGAATTGTCATAAAATATTGTGTTCATCTTGCACGCTATGTAATAAAACATTTAAGATTAGAACTACTAAAAATTGCATAAATGATATTATATTATATCAATCTAAATTAGAATTAAATTTTATCAACTGGTGTAATAACAATTCTATAATTGTTAAGAATGGCCCTACAATATCGTATATATTTCAAGATATTGAAAGGAAATACAAGGTTGATTTTATAATAAAAGACTTATTAATAGAAATTAAAGATAACCGCATTGATATTAAATCAGGTAAACACGAAGCAAAAATAAATGCAGTAAAAGAAGCAATAAAAAATGGGGATTACAAAGAATATTATTTAATAACACCTGATATATGGGTTAATACATTAAAAATAATAAAACAACTTATCAAATAAAATCAAATCTAAATAAGATATAGTCTAAACTCATATGAAAGTATGAGAAATAATAGTTAAATGCTATTATGGTAATAATATCGTGTTTGGGAACACACGATGTATCTATTTTAACTCTTGATGGAGGTATTTTTGAGGTGAAGGCGACTGGTGGAGACACTCATTTGGGAGGCTCAGACATTGACAATCTTATTGTTGAATGGCTGTGCGAGGATATTAAGAAGAGAATGAAGAAGGATGTGCGCGAGAATGCTCGTGCTCTTAAGAGGCTTAACATTGCAGCAGAGAAGGCAAAGAAGACACTATCATCATCAACGACAACCACAATTGAGGTTGAATCGCTACTTGACGGCGTTGATTATAATACAAGCTTGACGCGTGCAAAGTTTGAGCAACTGGCAGACAAGGTATTTACGAGAACTCTTGAGCCTCTTGACAGGCTTCTTAAAGATGCTAAGATGTCTAAGGGGGATATTCACGAAATTGTCCTTGTAGGTGGAACAACTCGTATCCCGAGAGTTCAAGATCTGCTATCTAACTATTTTAATGGAAAGCAATTGAACAAGTCTCTAAATCCGGATGAAGCAGTTGCGTATGGAGCTGCAGTTCAAGCATCTATTCTAACAGGACAAGGAAACTCAAAGACAAATGAGCTGCTATTGCTTGATGTTGCTCCTCTTTCACTTGGTATTGAAACAGCTGGCGGTGTTATGACTAAAATTATTGAGCGTAATACTACTATTCCTACAAAGAAATCGCAGACATTTTCAACATATGCCGATAATCAACCAGGCGTTGATATTAAAATTTATGAAGGTGAGCGAGGCTTCACGAAGGATAATAATCTTCTTGGTAGTTTTCATTTGGATGGTATTCCTCCAATGCCTCGCGGACAACCACAGATTGAAGTATCGTTTGATGTTGATGCAAATGGTATTATGAATATTACTGCGGAAGAAAAGACTACAAAGAAGACCAGTAATATTACTATTACAAATGATAAGGGTCGTTTGTCAAAAGAGCAGATTGAAGAGATGATTAAAAAGGCTGATGAATTTAAGGATGAAGACAATAAGCTGAAGGAGAAGATTGAGGCAAAGAATGGAATTGAGAATTACCTATATAATCTTAAAAATACTATGACAAAGCGTGATGATTCGCCAGCAATTCTTGATGAAATCAAAGTAGAACTTGATCCAATTATTGAAGAAGGCCTAAAATGGCTTGAAGAGAATAGCAAGGAAGAAACCAATGTTTATAAGGAAAAACAAAAAGAACTTGAGGGAAAAGTAAATCCGCTAATGCAAAAACTATATAGTCAAGGAGGAGTTCCTACAGGCGCAGATATTCCTCAACAGCCTGGAAGTGTTCCCGAAGGCGACGAAGATGATGACGAAGAAGGCGACGAAGGCGACGAAGGCGACGGCGATCTTAAAGATGATGTCAAAACCGGAAACAAAGATATTGACGAATTGGATTAGGATAGGATTTGTAGTTATTTTATTTTTTAATTATTTATATTTTATTTTTTAATTATTTATATTTTATTTTGATACTAATAATACTAATGGGATAGCCATAAAAGCCATTAATACGAAGATACCTATTATTGATGCTAATACAATATTGTATATGAAGTATACTTCGCGCTTTATATCCTCGCTACATTCACAATTCATTTCTTTTAATTTATTTATAAATATTATAGAAATTACAATATTTAGAAATCCCAGGATATTAACAAACCCGACAATCATTTTGTATAAATTGAACATATCATTTGTAATATCATTTTGCGACATATTGTTAGAATATAAATAAATATTTATTAATATTTGAATAACCATAACTGGGATAATGACATGTAAGAAAAATTTAATATACATTCTCATCCAAGTATTACTACATTTGCAATCTATAGTCTCTAATTTATATATCCAAATGACCGCATAAACATTGATAATTAACCCAATAAATCCTAAAATTATAGCAAATAATAAAATAGCTGATTTCATTGAAGACGAAGGTGATAAAGGCCCACCAACGCCACCTGGACCACCTGGAGAGCCCGGAATAGGCGATAGAGTTTTTAATGTATTTGATAAAGATTTAGCGGGTTTTGCAGAGGATGCTTTTGACTTACTTTTACGAGGCATTAATAAATTATTTTTATTCTACTTATTACTAAATATTTTTTATTATTTTTTTGCATATAATATATAATATATAATATATAATATATAAATGTATTTTGTGTATTAAATATATATAAAAAATGCAAGGAATAGAAAACCTTGGTTCTACTTGTGCTATTAATAGCCTGATCCAAGTAATATCAAGGAATGATATACTTCGCAATATAATATTACATAACGACTTCCCTGACAATACTATAGGAGAGCAACTAAAAGAAATTATAGACTTGATGTATGTCAAGAATAACTCAATAATTCCTCGCAAGTTTTTGAATACACTTTATAGTATATTTAAAGACATATTTTATCAAGGAGAGCAAATAGACATAGGGGAATTATGGACATTCTTAGCTGATAAAATAGCTGATGATATAGTTATTAAAGATATCAATGATCTCCAAGATCCCAATATTTCAAATATATCAAAAGACTATTTAACAGAAGGGGTCGTATATAATAGTGATGCAGAGTTTAATAGTGCTATTGTAAATTGTAAATTATTAAGAAAAAAGTATGATTATTATTATAATAAATTTAATAAAAAGAAATCTATATGGCAAAAAAACACTCAGGGGTTTTATTTAAATACCACGAGATGCGTGCATTGCAATTTAACATTTTATAATTTTGAACCTTTCACATCGCTAAATATAGATATTCCTACCGATATACTATGTCCCAAAATATCCAATATGATATCGCAATCATTAAAAGAAGAGGTTATTCAGGGTGATTGGTTTTGCACTAAATGTAATAAGAATACTGCCTATAAAAAATCTACTAAATTATGGAAATTACCAGATGTATTAGTAATAATTATCAAGCGTTTCATAAATATACACTTAAAGAATGAAGCGGTAATATCAATAAATGACTATATAACCTTCAATAAAGGGACAATATTATCAAATAAAAAAGATGCAACTTATATATTCTCTTCAACTGCATTACATTTTGGTTCATTAAATGGCGGACACTATTCGGCTATCTGTAATACACCTAATGGAAATATCCTATATGATGATAGGAATGTTATATGTATTGACACTGATAGCAATATGAACTTTAAAGAGAAAAATACACACGCATATATGTTAGTATATACCAAGGATACCAAGGATACCAAATAACACATTATA